GTTACCCACCTGACGAGCCAACCTCGGTTCGCTTGCGCTATGTTCCAGATTCCCCCTTCAGCTTCCTTCAGACCTCACCGTTGGCCAGTGACGCCCTTGCTTACAGGTTGTCTTCCCGCTGGTTAGGCGACAGGGTTTCTTTCAACCCATCGGCTCAGTAAACATGCCGGACGAACATAAAAAAAGCCGCTTTTCAAGCGACTCAATCGGGGTTCCTTTTGGTTTTTCTTTTGGTTTAAGCTTTTGCAGGATGGAATTTGTCACTGCCTGCCTGCTGAAAATCATTCCTCCTGATACTTCAAATTCGGATGGGAAAGATTCATCCTCCATAAACAGAATGCCATCGGCAAAGCCAAGTTCCACCGCTTTTCTTGCGTTAAACCAGCTTTCCGCATCCATAAGGTGCGATATTTTTGTCCGGGAAAGTCCGGTTTTCAGCTCATAGGCGTTGATGATGGATTCCTTTATTTCCTCCAGCATTGCGATAGCTTTCTCCATTTCCTCTGTATCACCTATGGCTATTGTCATTGGGTTGTGGATCATCATCATGCTGACAGGTGACATAAAAACGTCGCCACCAGCCATGGCAATGACCGAAGCGGCGCTGGCCGCAATACCGTCAATTTTTACGGTTACTTTGCCTTTGTAATCCATCAGCATGTTGTAAATTTGATTGGCTGCAAATATATCGCCGCCCGGGCTGTTGATCCAGATCGTTATATCACCCTCTCCGGACAGCAGCTCTGATTTGAATTGTTTGGGGGTCACCTCGTCTCCCAGCCAGCTTTCCTCGGCAATAGGTCCGTCAAGATATAATGTCCGGCTGCCATCATCATTTTGTATCCAGTTCCAAAATCGGCGAACCGGCCTTGGTTTTTGTGACTTGTTCATCTTTTTGATCCCTCCGTTTCAACATTGGTTTTGCCTGCAAATGCTCCAGCATCGGCAAGCTTGGTCATATTACCGTTGACGAGATACAGGTCACCGCCCAACTCCTTTGGGATCCGGTTCATGTCCTCAAGCTCGCGGATATCGTTGGCGCTCATCCAGCCGTTCTGGCGGGCTACAGCATAGCCATTCATGCGGCTTGCATAATCCCCGCGCAGAAGGCCATCTACATTGAATTTGACAAAGTATGTCCGCTTCTCCGACGGTAAAAGCAGCGCTTTTTGGAGAGCCTGTTCCCAGCGCACCACCCACGGGTCAAGCGTGTATTTGACAAATTCCAGAGACTGCTGCTCGATGTTTGAAAAGCTTGATTTTTCGAGGTCTCCTACCATATGGGGAGGCACGCGGAATATCCGAGCAATTTCGTTTATCTGAAATTTCCTTGTCTCCAAAAACTGTGCTTGTTCGGGCGGAATGCCAATTGGCTGAAACTTCATACCCTCTTCCAGAACTGCAATGCGGTGAGCGTTGGCACTGCCTTGATAGACAGCGTTCCAGCTTTCACGCACTTTTGCCGGATCCTTTAATACGCCGGGATGTTCCAGAACGCCACCCGGATTTGCACCGTTGGCGAAGAAGGACGCACCGTACTCCTCGCAGGCGATGGCCATGCCTATGGCGTTCTTGGCCATCGCAATAGGGGAGTATCCGATCAGCCCGTCAAAACCGAGTCCCGGGATGTGAAGCACCTCGTCACTTCGCAGGTATATAAGGCCTGCTTTTGGATTAACCTTGCTCTCATCGCTGTCCCGCCGGTAGGTGTAGTACAGTTCTCCGTTTGGAGCCCTGTCTACCGTCATTTTGTTTGGCAAAAGAGGATAAAGCGCCAGCACTCGTCCGGAACCGTCCCTGATAATCTGAGCGTAAGCATTTCCCCATAAAAGAAGATGACTCATCAGCGTTTCTCGGAACACGAATGAAGTCATCTCAGGATTTGGTTCGTCATGGAGCAGGTAATATAGCGGGTGGGTTAGCGCTTTTTCTTTGCCACCGTCTCCCTTGTACCGGTACACATGAAGCGGAAGTCCAGCGATGGCCTCGGCCAGTATCCTTACACAGGCATACACTGCCGTTGTCTGCATGGCTGTCCGCTCATTGACAGTCTTTCCGCTGGATGTACCACCAAAGAAAAAGCTGTATGCATTGCCGAACAAGCTGTTTTTCGGCTTATCCCTTGCTTTGAATAAGCGGGAAAATACACTCATATGATCAGCAGCCCCCTTTCATCATAAATTGATCCGTTGCGGTCATCTCCTCCATGCCTTAAAGCGCGGTCAAGCGCCATAATAAGCGCAACAGCGCCGTCTATTCTCTCGCTGGACTTTTCTTTATCAGGCTTTATGTTTCCGGCCGGATCGGTTTTGACAAAGATATTGTCCATCATCCATCTGAGCACCGGATGCCCGCCATGGGCGATGCGCTCCTCCAAAGTCAGCTTCATCAGCTCTTTTGTGGGCGGCGACATGTCCTTGAAGCCCTGACCGAAGGGAACAACCGTAAAGCCCATGCTTTCTAGGTTCTGCGTCATCTGCACCGCGCCCCAGCGGTCGAAGGCGATTTCTCTGATATTGTATTTCATGCCAAGCTCCTCAATAAAAGTCTCGATGAAACCATAATGAACCACATTACCCTCAGTGGTGTATAAAAAGCCCTGCCGCTCCCAAACATCATATGGCACATGATCCCGCCGCACACGCTGGTCGATATTGTCCTCTGGAATCCAGAAGAAAGGCAGGATCTGATATTTGTCCGATTCATCCAGCGGCGGAAACACCAGTACAAAGGCGGTAATATCGGTGGTGGATGACAGGTCAAGCCCGCCGTAGCAGATGCGACCGCGCAAGCTTTCCGCATCGACGGGGAAGGCGCACCTGTCCCATTTGTCCATAGGCATCCAGCGCACCGATTGCTTCACCCACTGATTTAAGCGGAGCTGACGGAATAAATTTTCCTCTGCGGGGTTTTGCTTGGCATTTTCACAAGCCACCCTCAGTTTTTCGATGTCCACTGTAATGCCTAATGACGGATTGACCTTTCTCCACACCTTTTCACTTGTCCAGTTGTCAGTATCGGCTGCGCTGTAGATAACAGGGTAGAAAGTCGGATCTATCTTACGCCCCTGCAGGATATCCTCTGCCTTTTGATGCACTTCCCAGCAGATGGAGTTCCTGTCTGTACCTGCCGTCGTGATCAGGAAAAACAGCGGCTGCTTCCTTGCATCGCCGGATCCGTGTAGCATTACATCATAAAGATCCCGATTTGGCTGGGCATGAAGTTCGTCAAAAACCACACCATGGACATTTAAACCATGCTTCGTGTATGCCTCCGCTGAAAGCACCTGATAAAAACTGCCTAGCGGTTTATATACCAGCCGCTTCTGCGACAGCATCGGTTTAATCCGGGACTTTAATGCCGGACACTGTTCCACCATGTCTACAGCAACGTCGAAAACAATGGATGCCTGCTGACGGTCAGACGCACACCCATAAACCTCGCCGCCATGCTCGAAATCGCCGCAGGTCAGGTATAGAGCAATTGCCGCCGCAAGCTCGCTCTTCCCCTGCTTTTTTGGGATTTCTACATAGGCGGTGTTGAACTGCCGGTATCCGTTCGGTTTCAAGACGCCGAATATATCCCGGACAATCTGCTCCTGCCAGTCAATGAGTTCAAAAGGCATCCCATACCATTCGCCCTTGGTATGCTTCAAGCAGTTTATAAAAGTAACAGCGGCATCCGCCGCTTCCTTGTCGTATCGGGAACCTTCGGCCATAAACTTTGTTGGTTTATACCGTTTTAACTTCCGCAGCTTTGCCGCCTCCTTTCTAAAATTGAACAAGAAAAAAGGAACCTCATGGATGAAGTTCCTCTCATTAGTGGATTTCTATGAAGCCTGTTACGTTATTAACGTTATCGTTTGCCTGTCAGGATAAACTCGGCATATTCTTTCTTATGTTCATTAAGAAATACCACCAATTCATAAAAACCCTTTTTATATGCCTCCTCCTGCACTCTTGGCAAGTCAAACATATTGCAGGCACCGCTGTCCCGTATGGCCATAATTTGCCGATAAATCTTATCAGTTATCAGATTTTCGTTACCCATGTCCTACACCTCAGACTTCTCTGCCGCTGAAACTGAATCGCGTACCGCTTTATTGAGAACTGAAATATCAAAACCCGCGTCTATATATCCCTGCCGAATCACCTCGTAATAGTAACGACCCGGTGCTCCCAGTGGTCTGCCTTCATTCATGATATACACCATTGCGGACACCCACTGCCCTTTGAAACGCACCTTAACTGTTTCTTTCCTGTATAGATGCGGATAACCTTCATATCGGTCCAGCGCTTCCTCGTCATTAGGCATGATTCTCCAAAGCAGTATCGGTACACTTTCACCTTTTTGTTTTTCTATTGTCGCTACTGCGCCGCCATTCCCTCCTCTGAATAACAGCCGGTATCCTGTGAGTTTTGCACTCCCCAGCACTTTTGCCGTTGGGCAGCGGTATGCCATCTGCCTTAAATTCAGATTGCTTCCGTATGCTAAATATATTGTTCCTTTTTCTTCGCTCATCATATCATCCTCCTTGTGTTTACCGCAGGCTAGGGGCGGCTCTGCGCCCCCAGCGCCCGGTTATCTATGCTGCCCGAAACCGCCATGCCGCGTTGCCATCGAGATGTTTGCAAAGGTGCTCCCGGCAGTTTTTGAACTCGTCGCCGATAAGCCCTATGCGGTTGAGGTATGTCCGCATGGCAAATTTCTCGTTTTCAACCTGCGGTTTCTTGCTGGAAGCACATTTTTGGGTTAATGCTTGATGGTTTAGCGCAAGGGCAAGCACTATGTAGCTTCTGATTTTTCCCGCATGAAGTTCGCTGTTAAATCCTCGAAGCTCAATCGTCCTATTGCCGTTAAAAAAGCTGTGCAGGTTCAAAAAATGGTACCTGCTGTTGTGGTAATGAGTGCTTCGGCTTTCGCTGTAACCTTCGTACCATATACTTTCAATCGCCGCCATAGTTTTGGGCTTACGCCGGTTCATCTTCTCAACCAGTGCTGCATCCATCTTTTTGCAAAACCGCATCCTGTCCGGTGCTATCTGCAATGCTTTATAGAAAAGGTCATTCTTGCTGGCTATAATGTTGATAAAATTGCGGATGCTTCGCGGCGTGTGATTTGCCCCGTCTATGTGGATATGGATTCCGCAGCTTGTGTTTGCAAAACCTCCAGCCTTGCGAAGCCTCCTTATCAATTCCTGCAGGATTTCAATATCCTCGCGGTACGTCAGTATCGGACTTACCAACTCGACACTATATTCCCGGCCTGCCGCTACAATCCGGCCGCTTTCCTTTTTCTGAGTCCGGATGCTCCCGTCGCTCATGAATTTCCATATCCGTCCATCCGGTGCTATAACCTTTTGGGTATCGTAATAATCTCCACTGGATTCAATCCTTCCTCCAAGAAAAGCTGCTGCAGTTTTGGACGCCTGTTTCCTTGTAATCCCCGTCAATTCTACCTCGATTCCAAATCTCGTTGTAAGCATTGCGTTTTCTCCTCGCTTTCTCTGTGTTTTCTGCCTTTTGGCAGTGTACATTAGGCCATTGAAAACACAGGATAGCAAGGCAATTCTGCATGAGTTTCCGCTGGATTTTGGACGATTTTTCGCATCTTAATTTGAGAACATTTACAGCTTTTTGATCATATCTACACCATAAGCTGCACCCAGAGAAGAACCGCAGTCCCAGTTGATATGAATGGTACCGATATCGTCCACAAAAGAAACTGTACCTCGGTCTCCCGGTTTCAGCATAGAGTACGGATCATCCATGCATATAAGCTCAACTCGTGTTCCCGGCGGATATTGCTCTTTAAGGCGGAGGACTGTTTCTTTTGAAGGAAAGCCTCTTACACTCATTGCTCGTCCTCCTCTCCAGGATAATATGCAGCGTACTTTGGATAATCACTACCGTCCGGCATTACCAGCACTCCGTCAGGCTGTCCCCGTTGCTTAACCAGCAAGCAAAGCCACACTCCATCCTCATTAATGTGACAAAACCCTTTGTTTTCCTCAATAAATGTGCGGTCAACGCACAGGTCGGCAACGAAGTTATCATAGTCAATTTTTGAAAGCTCAATTGTTTTTACAACTGTAAATCGTTTCCTCATATCATGCCGATGCGGCACTTTTAGATCCTCAATCCTAAACGGATGCTTGACAAAGAAAGCAGTGCTATGAAAATTATTCATTTTCGTCCACCGCCTTTGCTCTGCCTTTCCGGTACGCCCCGTTTCCAACCAGTCTTGAAAGCAGCACCTTGCGTTCAGTTTTGAAGTTATCACCTATAAATCCCAGCCTAAGCAGGAAACAGCGAAAAGCATATTTTTCATTATCTGCTGGTTTTTCGTTGCGCAGCACTCGCTTCTGTGCTTTTGCCTGTTCTGCCATTTGCTTTGCCAGCGTTATATATGTCTGCACCTCATCGGCATTTAGGGTCGCGTTCCAGAAAGAGAAGGAAATCTCATCATTTTCAGTTAATACTTCAAGTTCCCGTTCAATCGACATCGCTTTCTTTATCAATGTCTCTTTGCTGGCCAGCATATTATTAAGGTTTTCAAGGCTTATCTCGCTAAAGCCCTCCAAAAAAAGAGTAATTGTCATGGTTCCCTCTGCTGATAAGCCCGCCATATTCAGCGCGTCAATAACGGGACGGATGCTTTTGATTTCATTAAGACTGATTTTCGGTGAGTGAACCACACTGTCCCTGTCAACCGTCCAGCTGCCAGCGGATTTCTCGTCGTTAACCTCATACATAAACCCCGGTGCTCCAGTATAGCGCACCTGGCCTTCAAGGGCTTCAGCTATGACTGAGGCAATGGCTTTTCTCTCCTGACCGACAACCTTCTGTGAAAAGCGAAAGCTGTTATTGTTCATGCCATACACCTCCCCTCAAACAAGCTAAAGCATTTCTGATTCCCATAAAAAATCCCACCTTTCCTTTTTGGTGGGGTACATTAACGCTCTGTTTTGAGGGGAAAGCAAGGACATTTTTAAGCAATCTGTGTTTCCGCGTAAGGTATTTTTTCGCTACCTGACACCAAGAATA